AAAGCCAGCAATCATGTTATCTAGAGTTCTACCATGATATTTGGTATGAACAACAACGCCAACCTGAGCTTTAGCAATTTTCTTACCTTCCTCAGATTTCGTAGGAGTAGAATACATGATTGTATTGGGTGTGAAATGAAATTTCTTTTCATGCTCATGAACATCAGGCTTGGTGTACATCATGTCACCCTGATAGACACCGCTCTTGGGAACAGTCTTTTTGAAGTGTTCTAGAGCGTATTTTAGTTTTTCAACCAATCCTGGTGCGTGCCCATGGTTCTTTTCTATGTCTTTCGGAGTATAGTTGATCTTGGGAGTTGCATTGAATGCAGACTTAGAAGCCACAAAGAACTTACCATTCTCGGGATTATGACCGAACACCACTGATGGAGAACCATCAAACTTCGTTGTGATCTTAGTATCATTGAATTTGCCCTGAAGTTTCTTGTGAACATTGGTCAGAGCCTCAACTGCATGGTGAAAGCCATGCTCGCCAGCATCTATTGGTAGATCTTCGGCATGTTCCAAATGCTTAAGCTTGGTATATTGCTCAAGATTTTCAATTATGAATTGTCTGTAAGCTAGCATTATATGATCTCTTTTATCCCTTCTTTTTCTATGAGTTGTAGGATATGATCTGTTAGCGCGAGATCACGCTGTAGCCAAAGGAGTTTCTTCTCCAGTTCTACTTTCTTGGACAAGTAAAATTCTAGTTCTTTCTGCTTTCTTCTTCTGGAATCTAGGAGATCCTGAATGAGAACTATTTTACAATCTTCCATACCACACCCACAACAGTTGTGAATGTAATATTTAGGCTATAGAAGCGCGTCCAACATCTGATTTATGGTATAGACATTCTTAAATCCTAGATCATAGAGCTTGGTGCAATCCATCTGAAAAGATTTAGTCTGTATTTTCTTATGGAATTCTTTTTGTTCTATGTGGTTGAATGAACCTGTATAATTCAGAACAGTCCTAACATAATTCAGAATATCAATGAATATAGAATTATGTTTGTTACCAACATTATAGATTGTATTCAGTTCACCACATTCCATTATCAGTTTTATGGCTCGGACAGTATCATCCACATGCATGTAGTTTCTATGAAAAACGCCATCACCATAGATAGCAATATCTTCATTATTTTTCATCTTATCTATCATGTACTGAAGAGCATTCTTTTTAGCAGATACGCTGGTGTCTGTAGAACCTAGAACATTTCCTAATCTAAGAATGCGATAATTCAAATTAAACGTTTTCGCATAAGATACTATCAATTGCTCAGCGCAACGTTTAGTAATAGAATAGAATCCCAATGGGTTACATGGTGTTGATTCTTTTGTTGGTATATTAAGAGTATCTCCGTAGACAAACCATGAACTAACAAAATTGAATGTTCCTGTTGGATTATAGTTTTTCCAACTCTCCAATACTTCAGTGAGTACCAGCAAATTTGTTTCAACATCCAAGCTAGGTTCATCAAACACATGGTAGTTGTGTGTTGTGCTAATCAAATACAGAATATCTGATGGTACTGCAGGGCGGCGAAGACCTCTAGGAACTAGATAGATATCTCCTTCTGGAAATTGGTCGCAAAACTTCTTACCAACAAATCCAGTGCCACCATAAACGCTTATCATTTACGCTCATCCCACGTTTTCAAAATTTCTTCAATGTGCATAAACACATCATCAGTATAGTGTGGTGGGCATCCAACGAAAAATACGTGACTCAATGCCATATTAGCATTTGGATAATTTTTATAATTGTCTAGATGGCTGTATCCAGGATGTATTAGAATATTTCCAGCAAAATAGTTACGTGTCTGAATCTTATTATCTTCTAGAAATTGAACTAGCTTGACTTTCAATTCTGGAGTTTCACAGATGATTGGTACGCCAAACCAAGATGGGTCAGCATCAACCAGACGTGAAGCGCAGCGAATTCTAGGGACATACTTGTATAGCAAGAATGCGAACTTGTGATAGTTCAAACGACGGAGACGATCAATCTCATCCATCTTGTCTAATTGTACGATTCCAATAGCACCCTGTAAATCAAGTGGCTTTAGATTATACCCCATATTTGTAAAGACATATTTGTGATCTACAATCCCAAATTCTTCACCAAGATGTGTATCAAAACGATTTCCACAAGTGCCACAGGCTAGAAGATTTGCTACACCGACGCAACGACAATCGCGACCCCACCATGAGAAACTACGAGCAAGACTAATCAAATCGCCATCATTAGATGAGACCATTCCACCTTCACCAGTAGAGATATGGTGCGCCGGATAGAAAGAACAAGACCAAGCATAGTAATAGTCTGTGATATTTTTACCACCCAGCTTGGAGCCTAACGAATCACAATTATCACCAAGCAAAGTTAATTTCTTTTCTTCACAAACTTTCTTCAAAAAATCTAGATCTGGTGGATTGCCTAGAACTGGAGATACAAATATTGCTACAGTGCGATCCGTGATTTTCTTAACCACTTCATTAACATCAAAATTCAAACTGTTGAATTCAATGTCTGCAAATACAGGCTTCAATCCATTTTGTACTAGAGGAGCAATTGTAGTAGGGAAGCCAACCGGAGATACAATGACTTCATCTCCATCCTTCCAATCAAGATGCTTCTTGACAGCAGCAATCATAACGAGATTGGCACTTGATCCTGAATTAACCATATGAGAATGCTTCACGCCAAATTTATTAGCAAACTTCCTCTGAAACTTGGCAACGTTCTCGCCAGTGACTAACCACTTTCCTGTGATCAGAGTTTTCAGTGCAGCTTCCATTTCCAGATGATCCCAATATGGACCTGAGTAATAAATTGGAGTTTTGCCAGGAATAAATTCCTTACAGTTGTATGCATAACCTGGTGTGATCTGTGATAGATCCTTAATCATCTGGTCGCGCGTTTCATTATCCATTTGTAAAAACCTCAATTAACAATTTCCCATAGGTAGATTTCTCAACCGTTTTCAAATATGTGAGAATATCAATATTCTCAACCCACTTGTTGCGCATGGCAACTTCATGTGGTGATCCAACAAGAAATCCTTGGTTGGATTGAATAGTTTTGACGTAGTGCGATGCATCCAATAAAGAATCCGCAGTTCCAGTATCAAACCAACTTATGCCGCGTTTGAATTGTTCCACATCTAACAATCCCTCTTTCTGATATGCATTAATCAAATCAGTAATTTCTAGTTCTCCGCGTGCTGATGGCTTGAGAATTTTTGCTCGATCAGCTATATCCTTCGGGAAGAAATATAATCCAGTTATTGCTAGATCTATAAATTTGCCAGTCAAAGTTTCTGGTTTTTCAACAATGTATTGAATCTCTCTCGTAAGTTTATCAATTCCAACAACACCAAAGCGATGTAAATCCGTAACTTTCTGACCATAAATTTTTGCCACCTTTGTGTTGCTTGATCCACGCTGCAATGATTCGGTGAGCGTGGCACCGTGGAACAGATTGTCCCCTAGAATTAAAGCAATGTTGTCATAGGATTCAAATGGTTCCACTGCATTGGCAATAGTAAACCCTTCTGGCAATCCTCTTGGAACTAGTTGAACAGCAACTTTGACATTGATGCCCATATGCAATACAGCTGTTGAAAAAAGTTTCTCGAATAGAGACTTTTCTTCTGGATTTACAATCACAACATAATCTCTAATGCCTGCTAGCATTAGAGTAGAAAGTGGATAGTAGATTAGTGGTTTATCGTAAATCGGCAGCAATTGCTTCGACACAGCTGTTGTCGCTGGGTAAAGTCTGGACGATCGTCCCGCTGCTAAGATTATTCCTAATGTTTTTGTCATAATTCATGTACCATTCTATAGTATCTTTCAAACCAATATCCAATGGAATTCTTGGATACCAACGCAATTCAGTTTCGATCTTAGTATTATCTATGTCGTATCTAAAATCATGTCCCAGTCTATCTGTTACACTAGTGATTAAACTAAGAGGCTTACCCATCATATTTAGGATAGTTGTAATCAACTCTTTATTACTTACTTGAGTCTTACCACCTATATTATACTTGGAATTGTCCTTGCCGTAAACAAATACTCTCCACAAAGCTTCGCAGTGATCCCTAACGTGAATCCAATCTCTGATATTTGCTCCATCAGCATACATTGGAATGGACAGGTCGTTCATTGCCTTTGTAATTACAACTGGAATTAATTTTTCTTTGTGTTGACGACGACCATAGTTATTTGAACAATTTGTCATAACATATGGGATATTGTGTGTAGCGCCATATGCTGCTACAAAGTGATCTGAAGCTGCTTTTGAAGCCGAGTATGGACTTCTAGGAGCATATAGGTTGGATTCTGTGAAGGCTGGCTCGCCTAACGACAGAGAACCGTAGACTTCATCAGTAGATACATGATGAAAGCGGAAGGATTGCTTTTTAGTTGTATATCGGTGACGAAGTAGGAGCCACTTCTTCGTTGCTTCTAATAAAGAAACTGTTCCATTGACGTTAGTTATTACAAATGGAGAAGCATTGTTTATTGAATTATCAACATGACTCTCTGCGGCGAAATGTACTATTCCAATAGGATCGTATGTCGCTAGTAGATTAAATACCAATTCCGTGTCGTTAATGTCACCTTCTGTGAAATATAATTTAGATTTATTGATATCTCGTAAATTTCTGAGATCACCAGCATAGGTTAGATTATCCAGAACGTGAACATGCTCACCCAGGTCTGTTAGATATCTCACAAAATTAGAACCGATAAACCCGGCTCCTCCAGTCACCATTATAGTCATAATATTATTTCTTCGCCCTCGCCGCAATTGCAGCCAAATCATCTTTGTTTTCTAAGTCAATATCAGACTTAGCAAGCGACTTTGCCTGCAAAGCTGTTGAGAATCTATAGTTATATATTGGATGACTACCACCTCTCTTCAAACGTATTCTCAATCTCAATTGAGGCTTGAATGCTGGAGTTCCCAAATTAGCTGGATCCTTGCCCATGTGATAAAGACCGAATTCACCAATCTGAATATAATATGTTTTCTTGCTGGCATAATACTTTGACACAGCATCATTCGGCACATCAACAAATTTATCTGTAAAGTGCTTATAATCATAAACAACGTCAACAGGCTTAAACTTATTTAGAGGAACGGTGAATTTTCTAGGAGCACCTTTGCCACCCCAGCCCCTTGAACTATTCACAAGCTCAGGCACTTTAATACTTTCTAGAAACTTTCTCATCTGCTCTGCAGAAGGAGTTTTAGCACCACTAAGAGTCCATTTATTTTTCTTCAAATCATAATCTAAAGAACCCTGACCAAAGTCAACTTTCAGATCAAGCTTGACTTCAACCTTGTACTTAACACCTCGGATGGTGATTTCTGCGTCAGGAGCATTAGAATCTGATCCAGCGCCATGGAAACTCTTGTCTTGTATCTTATGCTTCTTTAGGAGTTTATTAATTGTCTCCTCATAGATCAGACCCTTGTTATCAGACATTCAATGCTCCTCTTGATTCATCTATTTATTAGTGAACAAGTATAGCTTCTTCAGGAACCTAAAGTAAAGCTTCGGGGCGTGCTTTCCCAAAACTTTTTTATAGCGATTGACTATCCAAGAATTGTCTCGATTCAGTTTAGCTGCATATGCGGCTTCATATGCATATGCGTCTAATTCATCATAGTCGCTGAGATACAATACATTTTCTTGTAATTTCTTATTGAAATGTTTGAACTTCGGTGCTTTGTCTGCTGGCAGGAGTTTTAGACCTCTCCTACTGTCTTGATGTCCATGACGAAATTCATGAACTAAAACTAACAATATTTCTCCCAGAATTTTATTTGGATTGACATATGGAGTAGTCTTGTTATAGGTTATGTTGACATTGTATCTCTTTTCGTCAAATTCTACCGTGCTGTATGAATTGAAGAAGCCAGATACGCAGAAAGAATAATATTCCTCTGCTTTGCTTTTGAATCGAACTGAGAGACTCTCAAATTCTTTGTTTAGATAGCGACATAAAACAGAAAACTTTACTTCGCGGTCGCCGATCTGAGCAGCGACACGATCAAGTTTTTTGCGAGCTATCTTAACATTGCGCATTAATCAAAACGTATCCCTGCTCTGGCAAATTTGTCTTTATCAACATCTTTGCCAACGCTTTTATAGATTTCGGTCGGGCTAGATTGTCCTGCGAGTTCATCTGCCAAATTCTGCTGGCTTTCTTCCACATCATAAAGTCGCATCTTACTTCTATCTATACCTATGATAAATCTCTTGTGTTTCGTCACATCATTATCACGGTTCTTAAGCTGCTTGATCATCAACTGATTCAATTTTTCCAGTTCCTCTCCGGTTACTGCTGCAAACATAAGATCTGCGGTAGCTGGAAGTCCAAATGATTCAGAAGTGTCCTCTAATCCCGGATCGGAGCTAGTATAGCCTGATCTTGTTGTCTGAGTAGCACTGACGATGGGTAGTTTGAACTCTACTGCAAGTCCTCGTAGCTCCTCTGCAATGGCTTTGATGTATGTATATGAATTGACGTTATTTCCCTGCTTGATTCTTGAAGAGCAGCAGATGTTCAAATAATCAATGAATACGATATCTGGGATGAAGTGCTTCTTCAGAGCCAATTCATTGAATAGGTTGCGAAAGTTTACAGAACTTGCCGATGCTGTAGGATATTCCTTGACAATCAGTTTACCCTTCACAGATTGTTTGAGACGTGCGATCTTGCGATCATAATTCTCTTTTGGCATGAGCGCCAAGTCATCCATGGTGACATCTAATAGATTTGCATCTATGCGAGAAGCAATTCTCTCTTCAGACATTTCCATAGTGACATATAATACGTTATATCCCTGTGATAATGCTGATGAAGCGAAATGACACATCATTAAAGATTTACCGACATTTGTGCCAGCAAGAATGATAGTCAAAGTCTTTGGAGGAATGCCACCTTTGGTGATCAAATTGAAATATTCTAGATCGAATGGGATTTTCTTTTCAGTACGATGATAGAAGTCGAAACGCTGACTAGCATCTTCTATGTAATCATGACCTACGTTTGGATCAAATGAAACTCCCAACGCATCAGAAAGAATTTTAGGAATTGCTCCCTTACCTTTCGTCTGCTTCTTACCTTCCTTATCATCAAGGATATTGATAGATTCTAGGATGGCACCATGTAATGCTTTTTCCTGACAAAACTTTTCAGTGATCTCTACAAGCCAATCTATATTGGAGTCCGTTGTATCTTTGTCGAGTTCTGTTAGAAGATTAGATGATTCTTTGAAATCGTCTTCAAAAACATTATCTCTACTCTCCAGTGAAATCTGGATCGCTTCCACGGTGGGCAGGTGGTTGTACTTTAGAATGTAATCCTGAATCTCCCGGAAAACGTGTCTTTCGCTTCTGTCTTGAATGTACTCTTCTTTTAGGTACGGAATTACCTTTCTTGCGAACGATTCGTTCCTCAAAAGGTTCTTCAATATAATCAACTCGATTTTCTTCATCATTTAATATCTCTTTTCTCACATCTTTATAATTGCCGATTATATGCTCTAGACAATCAACAAATATATCTCCAGCTATTATACCGAACTTCTCATCAGAAGTAAAGCCAGAACCTTTCCCGGCTGGTGCTTCTATCCCAATAGGATCAAAAGAAATTCTGCCATCATCTAGCATAGTTATATTTTTATAACCAAAGACCGCACCTTCATATGGTCCTTTTAAAATCTGAATCGCCAGATTATATTGTTCAAGATGTTCTGTTACAATTTTGTATCCGACATCTAGCTCATATTTTGGATGGAAATAATTATTCCACTTTTGTTTCAGTTTCGATAGAAGACCCATATTTAAACTCCTTCTTGGCAGCGCCATCAATCTGTTCCAGAAGTTCCTTTGTAAAGAACTTTTCTGGATCTTTGTATATGGCTTTCTCAAATGCTTTCTTTCCACCTGGAAATTCGTATTGGGTTGAAACTTTCTTTACAATGCCGTGTTTCTCAGCAAATTCTAGAATGCCATAATACCTATGCAACCCATGTTGATAATCAAGCAACGTTTCCACTTCCTTGTTTTCAACAGTCAAACGAGACTTATTGTTCTTTACTGTGATCAACGCACCAGTAACTTCTTTTGTAGCATCATCACGCTTCTTGCTCTTGCTTAAGAACAAAATGGTTGATGCGGCATATTTAAGACCATCACCACCACTCATTTCCTTCATTGGAACATATGAACCAACTACATCGTATGTATGGTTGGTTACAAGTAGTGCTACACGAGCACGACCCAACTTGAGCGTTAGAACACGAAATGCTCCACGGATAAGCTGCGCTCTCGTCATATCGCGAGTATCCTTACCTTCGGCAATGTCTGCTACTTCTTTATTTGTAGACAACATACCCAGAGAATCTAGAACTAGGAATAATGGTTTGCGCTTCTTTTCATCTTCTTCTAGATAAGCATCAATGATGCGTACAGCTTGTGAACGAAAGTCCTGAATGGTTACAACTGGGACTAGAAAGAAGCGTTCTGTATCAATACCACGTTCAACCAACTGATCAGTAGTTACAGCAGATTCAGATTCAAAATAGAATACTGCGCCTTCCTTGTTATTCTCTAGGAAATTCTTAGCAACGTGTAAAGCATAAAATGTCTTACCAGTTGAAGGACTTCCAGCTAATGCCGTGACCTTATTAGCAGCCAAGCCACCAAAAATACTCCCGGATAGGAGAGCATTCAATGAATAGCTTCCTGTATCTAGAAAAGTTTCTACGTCGGCATCGTTACCTTCGGAGACTCGGCTGGCATACTTGTTATCAGCTGCCTTCATTAAATTATCAAAAAATGACATGTGTTTTCCTTATGCGAAAAATAAATCGAGTGAACTAGTCTCTTCCAGCTTCCAACCAATGCTGTCGAGAATAGTGTTTAGAGGAGACAAAAATGACTTCTCAAATTGTGTATCATAATCTATGAACTGTTGGAGTTCAAATTCTTTAGGTAGAGAATTAGGAAAAGATATTGCATTACACTGAACTGTATTTGGTTCTTTCAAATATGTGTACTTGATCTTCTCACCCTCTTTAATTTCGGGATATCTACGTTCCAGCTTATGCTTCTTGAGTAGATGATTATACATCAATGCGCCCTTGACATGAAATGGAGTTTTAAATCCCCAGACGTTCTTTGCATCAGAATATTGTAATAGATTATTGCAACCTCTGGGGAGAGCTATTTCTTCAACTGGAGAATTCTTAAATTCTTCCCAATACTCATCAACGTATGCCACTAACGCCAAACGGTCTTTGGTCATTATGATATTGTAAGCTTCTTTGATCTTATTGCGGCACTTTGTTGGTAGGGAGCCTGCTTTGATTGCTTCTAATCCAACTATCTTTAATTTAGGTTTGGTATATTCAACACCTTCGTTGTTATACACTGACATCATGTAATGCTTCTTAGCAGTCCATATTGCTTTATTGGCTAAAGCTTCGCGTTTCATCTTCATTTTATGAGAGAACGCATTTACATAGTCATCCAACTTGAGATAAGACTTCTCAATGAATTTTTGTATTGTTGTCTCACAGAAAGTATCCATGACACGGATAACATCAATGATTTCCCTCTTCTTCAAATTGGGAACATTCTGTTCTATGATGGGACCAAGATTCAAATAGATCGAATCCGTGTCAGATGCGATAACAAAATCTACGTCCGTGGTCTTGGATAGTTTATTCAGATAATCGTTGATCTCTTTTTGGATCCAACGAATGGCTAACTGACCAGATGATGTTACTGCCTCAGCAATACGAATATCAAAGAATCTAAAATATTCATTGCCGATGGCGCCATATGCTGAGTTCAATGTTACCTTCTTAGCAAGCTGTAGATTGTTCAACATTGAAATGCGTTTTTCAATATTCTTTATTTCTTCAGGGTCCTTGGTTTTTTCAAGCAATTTCTTAGAAGAGATCATCTGATCTTTGAATTTCTTACGATCAGCATACATTGACTCCATTAATTCTGCAAGGAAGCCTTGCTTCTTGCGACTGAATATCTGTCCATTGGGAGTCAATGCAACGTTATATTCCTTGAGGAGTTTTGTGTCTATACTTTGATTCAATAAAGTTTCGATTGTAATCTTTTGCGTTGCAAACCAGCTGCTGAATTCATTATTCAAACCATCTGGATCCATTAAAGTCTCTGGTCCTAGATTATACATCATAATCAAATGCGGATATAGACCATCCAAGTCGAATGAAACAACCCAATCATGCATACCAATCTGTGGGTCCTTAACATAGGCACCCATATATTGTCCACCCTTAACGCTATCCTTCTTTGGTGGAATGATAACTCCCTTTAAACGTAAAGCGTTATTGATAATTGCATCCCACATCCTTACCTGAGAGAACACGTCGCCATAGTTGACTTTATTGTCATATGCAAGAGTCATAGCCAATTCAAGCAATTGAAGTTTATCATTTAATTCTATAACAAGAGTTACGTCCTTGATATTATAATCAATGAACTTCTGAAAGTCTCTTGTGTATAGAGTATAGAGATTCTCATATTCTGAGTAATCTAGTTTTGTTTCTCCAAGTTCAACTTGAGCAATATGCTCTAGACGGTATGATTCTTGATTTGGACTGGAAGAATATTTCTTGTAGAGAGAAATATAATCTAACATTGCTACGCCGCAGATGTCAAAGAACACAGTCTTTTTCCCACCCATATTAGATTCACGATCTGTGATTTTCTTCCATGGAGATAGTTTTAGAATTTCTTCTTCAAGAAATAACCGGCGAGCGCGATTGATCAGATATGGAAAATCGAAAAACTCAATATTCCAACCTGTTATGATATCGGGAGAATGTACTTCCCAAACCTTTAGGAATTTGGTGATGAGATCTTTCTCATCATCGCACTTAAGATATCGTACATCTTTACGACCTTTGGGATCAAAATCCCCACAACCAAATACATAATAGATACCATCTACGGCATCTTTAATAGAAAAATTCTTAACGTGTAGAGTTATCGCAGTGATTGGTTCAAATGCGGATGATGGTTCTGGGAATCCATTTTCAGAACCGACTTCGATATCTATGGTTCCTACGACAATTTGGTTGGGATCCCAGTCAACATGTTTGCCGAATACCTCTGATATGTAAGCATATTCATAACGAGTATTACCATATATCGTAAAGTTCTTGACGTCACGATATAGTTTACAAAACTCACGTGCCTCATAGATACTGGAAAATTCCATCTCTTCAAGTGGTTCGCCATTCAATGAACTTAGTTTTGTATTTGGCTTCTTACCACGGACGTAGAGTTTTGGCTTGTATGGGATTCGCTGCTTAATGCGTTTTCCATTCTCTACTCCACGAACTAGAATGAAATTCCCTAGATTGATTACATCGGTATAAAACATTATTATTTCTTGGGTTTCTTGAAAGAGTCAATCAAGTCTTTCTCTACAATGGGTTCATTGTTTTTATAGATTATGTCACTAACTAGTGTCCAACGGTCTTTCTTACGACCATCATTCCTATCAGCAACATCTAAATACCAACCACCAAATTCTTTGATTTTGAGACCGTTAGTTTCAAAGAATTTCTTTAAATTACTTAATGTATGCATATTGTGGAAGCGGGAGTTGGAATCGCACCAACGACCTCCGGATTATGAGTCCGATGCTCTACTTCTGAGCTATCCCGCACCCGATTAAAGTTCAGGAACAACTTCCGTCACATCAATGTCAACATTACCCTTTTGGGTTTGACGTCTCTTCACTGCTGCTCTATGACTTTCATGGGCACTTATGAATGACCTAATCTGGTCACGATGTTCTGCCTTCGTCATACCAAGACTGATTGCCATCAATGCTAGCATCCTCTTAGTTTTACGAGGAAGAATGCTATTAAAATCCGATCTATTTGCCACTTATTTACTCTCTGTATTTAAAAATGATTCACACTTCTTCCAGAAGTTTTCTTGAACACCTGGATGAAATATTTGGAATGAATGCCAAAACATAGGTCTTGCTTCTTTACCATCTGATGCTAAATGACCAAATGTGGTGCCTCTTCCAACATGAGGCATGCCATCTTTGAGTGCCCATGAAGCGCACTCAGCTGGACTACTATCATACCCTAATGGCATATAAAAGTCAACAGGAACGATATTACTCTGTGATTCTGTAGCATATGTATACTCTTCGGCAACATCTGCTCTCTTAGTTTCTAATCCACTTGGTTTATTAAGTGTTACAAAACTGTCTACACTTATGGCTAGACAAGAAGGAGCAACAAAAACATGTTGATTATTTTGAATGTGATTAGAACGTTGAATATTCCCAACTAGCCTACCGGCTGCTGCGGCTTTCATAGTTTCGTCTATAGCCTGATCATTTAGAGGAATAGCATCTACGTCTAGAAACAAAATTACATCATGATCAAAACGTTTTTGAACCTCTGCACCGTCAAATGTGGTATGTGTAATACCATTTAGCACCCATGCTAAATCCAATGATGCCCCATGGCGCATATCTGTATGAATGCTGTAATGAACATAACCCTGTGGATTAAATTTATTAACAACACGTCTTTGTAGCTCTACAGTCTTCAGATCAATATTGTCCATGAAGAAAGAAATAATACATGCATTCGGCTTTTCCATTTTACACCTTTGGTTTTTCACATACAGCAATATAGAGACCATTCCACCAAGTCTCAGCGTCCTGATTCTTTTCTTCAGGAGTCTTTAATTCCCATTCTTGATGAATGATTAAATTTGTTTCTTTGATACCACGACGAGTTCCTGTCTTAGCAGGAGGATGATTCCAGTCATCTACAACAAAAATGAATACATCAGCTAGATTATCAATGTAATATGTTAGCGCATTACACTGATCTTCATCTGTATGACCACCGTCATAGAAATATACATTGACGTCTTTGATCTCTTCTTTTTGTCGAGGATTCAATTTAAAGCAATCTGCTTCAATAAAGCAGTAATTCAATATCCCACTCTTCTTAGCATTTGCGTGAAATAGTGCTGCTGATGGATTTATTGAATTTCCAGTCGGTGTGTGCTTTATCTCAGATTCTTTACCAAACTCAGAAAAATTATCAATGGCGATGGCATTTGCATATTTGTTTCCGTATAATGCGGCGACAAATGTAGAACCTAACCAAACTCCAATTTCTAAATAGCGATCGCCTTCTTTAATAAGATTGTTTAGGAGAACACGATTTCTGAAAGAAGCCATGCCCATCACATCAAATTCTACGGCAGTCAATTTAGTATAACGACGCACTGCTTTGTCAATAGCAAGATCAATTCTACTAATGTAATCTTTCACTTTCTCCATATAAATTTGGCTCCATGACCCTCAACATTCTGAACACCCCAAATAGAATCAACTGCTTCTTTAATCGGAACATGAAACCAATCATCTCCAATTAGAATTCCACCCGGTCTAATAATACTAGACCAATTCTGGAGATCATTCAATACAGAGAAAAAATCGTGTCCGGCGTCGATGTACACTAGATCTGGAACAACATTAAAATTCTTAAGTGTAAGAAATGCGTTCTGTGAATCACATGGGAATGGGGTGATTATGTTTTGAAATCCAGTATGCAATGTATTAGATAAAAATTGATCGTATATTGTAGGACGACCATTTTTACAATCCATAATATATGATGATCTATCCCACATTTCAACTGACCCTAGAAAAGTGTCTATACAAACAATTTCTAGATCTTCAATGCCTTGTGCAATAGCTGCGTTTGCCATATATCGAGCACTTCCGCCGAGCCATGTGCCAACTTCAACAATTAACTTTGGTTTGACTTCTGCAATCACTTCATCAAATGCAGGATGTTCACTTGACCAACCATGACTGTTGAATGGTAGCTGTGCTACATCATAATATGGATCATGACCACCAAATAATAATTCTCTCACTTTCGCCATGGCAAAACTCCCTCATAACGTCTAAACATTTCCTCATTACCGTGCTTAAAAAAGTCCGGTTGAACTGAAAGAGGACTGTTACCAACAGTGTAGTTCACACTGTATTTATATGTACAATCAAAGTTAGGTGCGTGCTGTCTTAGTGTAGCACATATCACTCTATCTATTTCTGGTTGACCTGGTTCTCTGAACTTTCGGAACCAAATTGATGAAATTCCAACAGCAAGTTTTCTTGGTATAAGATAGCAATTCACATCAATAAAATAGTCTTGAGGATGTAGTACACTTGCCCACTTGCCTAAACTTTCGCAATCATCATTCCCTAGATATTTCCCATCGACGTCCTGTAATTGTCTTAGAGAATATGCCCAGTCTCTACCACTATCAATAACTTGCAAGCAGTCAGATACGTGATCTGGAAGTAATGAATTATCGTCATCTAGAAATATTAGATGCTCACCATCAGCCAGATAACTTCCCGCACCATACATTCTATGTCCATTCCAACGATCTGTTCCGGTTGGATATGGTAGATTGATTATGTCTAGACGATAATCAGATTTGTTGCTAAAATCTATTGTTTCCAATATATTTTCTACAACTGGTTTTCGGTTTGGTCCATCAACAAAAAGCAAATGCTGAATTGGTCTATGAGTTTGATTCATGACCGATTCAATGCATTTGCGTAATAGAGGATTGCCCGTTGTCGCTGTTATAATTGTTACGAGTGCTTTAGACACACAAACTGTCCTTTTTCATTACGAATATTTTTAGACTTTTTACCAAAGTTTGGATGATTATTCCCACGGATATTTGTGGTTTTATGGAGTTGCTACTGGTGCGCCTGATGTTGATAGATTAACTGTAACATTAACTGATGGTGCGGCGGCATCACCAGCCGAAACAATTGGAATGTTTCCACCCATAGATGCAGTTCTTTCAGAAAGTGTGAATGACGCTCCTGATGCTGCATAACCAACACCCTGCGGAGCAGCCTTGAATGTATTGAGAGAACGAGTCAGTGACTCATATGTTCCAGCGACACCAAGCTTGTTAGCACCAAATGTTAAAGAACTTCCTGCAGCAATACCATACTTGGCAGCTTCAGCAATAGCATTCTGATTAGCACCTAAGAATACAAATTCCCA